CTTGCGCGTATGCGCCGCCGTTTTTAGAGTTTAACCCTATTTGTTACCTTAAACGTATTTATACCATGAAAGGCAGAAAACCAGTACCCGACGAAATAAAAGCCAGGCGCGGCACATTGCGCACAGAAAGGCAGCGGCCCCACTTTGTTGCGGTCCGACTGCACGATATTCCACCCATTCCTCCACACCTGGGCCAGTACGCCGCAAAATTGTGGGCGGACATTACCAACGACATGCTCGCCGCGAAAATGCTGTACGCCGTGGACCTTGCCATGCTGGAGGCGTACTGCGAGGCAATGGGCATCTACCGGGAAATGATGGACAAATGCAGGGCCGACGGCTTTGTAGTCAAAGGTAAAAGCGGCAGCGGCGTGGACATGCAGCACCCGAGTGTTCACATAGCTTTGAAATTCCTGGAAAAGGCCATGAAGCTGGCAACAGAATTCGGCCTCACCCCCAGCGCACGTATGCGCATAGGCACAGGGGAAAAAGAAACCGAGGCAAACCCGCTGGACAAGCTGGCGGCAAAAATGGGCAAAAGTAAAACGGCATGATCGAGCCGAGGGAGGTAACGCGGCGGGATATACTGCTGGCAACCCGGCGCGGGTTTATGGCAGTGTACTGGGCGGAGCTGCGGCAGCACCGGACCTGCCATGAATGTTACGAACACCTCGAGGGCCGGCGCCTGCAGGTTTATGGTGAGCGCCTTTACGCCAGCTGGGAAACCTACCGCGTAGCCGTGGCGCGGGCGCGTGGCGAGGCGCTGCCGGAATACCAGCAATAAAAAAGCATATTTGCTAACAACGCAACCGGGGGGCGTGCTGTAATTTAGCGCCATTCAAATGGGGCGCTTTTCTTTTTTGAGCTTTGACTGGGGCGGGCGCACAAGCCGGCCAAACGTAACGGAGCGGTCCGCTGATCCATCCTGGTGGAAAAACGCGCTCGGTATGGGCAACGGCAAAAAGAAAACCGCCACCACCGACAACGCCCTGCAGCTCACTGCCGTTTGGGCGTGCGTGCGTGTAAAGCGCGACACCATCGCCAGTATGCCCCTGCGCCTGTACAAAAACGAAAACGGCAAACAGCTGGCAACCGGACACCCAGTGCTCAGCCTTTACAACAAACCTGGCAACGGCCTGACCCCTTTTGTATTTAAGGGGCTTATCAGCCTAAACCTGGATCTACACGGAAATTTTTACGCCATAGTTATGCGCGACACCACTACGCGCCCCACGGAGCTGGTGGTGGTGCCCCCTGGCATTGTTACGCCACTGCAGGATGAGGGCGGGGCCGTGGTTGCCTACCGCATAAAGGGGCTGGAGGCTGACGTGCCTGCGGACGACATGGTGCACGTGCGTGGCATTACCCGCAACGGCGCCGTCGGTTTGTCGCCTATCAAGGAGCACGCGCAGCAGCTGGGCCTCGTGTTCGGTGCTGAGGCATACGGCGAGGACTTTTTCGCTAACGGCGCACAGCTTACCGGCACGCTGGTAAGCCCTGAGAAGCTGACGCCGGCGCAGGTTGATAGCATCGAGGAACGCTGGCGCGAAAAATACGGGCCATCCGGGCGCAACCGAGGCAGCATTGCCGTGCTGCACAGCGGTGCGCAGTTCAATAAAATAGGCGTCGCCCCGGAGGAGGCGCAATTCCTACAGACGCGCCAGTACGGAAACGAGGAAATAAGCCGCATTTTCGGCGTGCCGCTGCACATGATAAACAGCCTGGACCGCAGCACGTACAACAACATCGAGCAGCAGGCCCTCGACTTTTACGTTAATACTATACTGCCGCTGAGCATCAACATCGAGCAGGAACTTGACGCCAAGCTGCTGCGCACTGATGAGGCCGGCACCTATTACAGCAAATTTCAGTTTAACAGCCTAATGCGCGCAGACGCTCAGGCCCGCATGAACTTTTACAAGGACGCCATCCAGTATGGCATATTTAGCCGCAACGAGGTGCGCGCCCTGGAGGATCAGAACCCGATAGACAACCCAACAGGCGACGCCTACTATGTACCGGCCAACATAATGCCGGACGAGGTAAATAAAACCTATTTCCAAAAGCAACCCATACAAACGCCATGAGCAATACACAAGCACAGGAGCGCCGTTATATTTCCGAGCCCGTACACGTGCGGGCTGATGAAACCGGCGCGGAATATTTCGAGGGCTACGCTGCCCGGTTTAACAGCGCCACGGATCTGGGCTGGTTTATCGAGGAAATTGCCCCCGGTGCCTTTGACGGGCGCCTGCAGGACGACGTCCGCTGCTTATTTAACCACGAGCCCGAGTATGTGCTGGGGCGTGTACCGGCTGGCACCCTTGCCCTGGAAATTGACGCCGAGGGGCTGCGCTACCGGGCGAAATACAACCCGGCAGACCCTGACCACGTGCGAGTGATGGAAAAGGTAAAGCGCGGCGACGTTTCGCAAAGCAGCTTTGCGTTCACCATCCTGGAGGAAACCTGGAGCAAGGTGGGCGACAAAGACAAGCGCACCATAACAAAGATCCAGCAGCTTTATGACGTGGCCCCGGTAACATACCCGGCCTATGCCGACACCAGCGTGGCGGCACGTAACCACGAGCAGACTGTAAAAAAAGCACAGCCCGAGGGCATGAGCCCCGGCACGCTGCGCGCCAAAATTGCAACACTTAAACACCACTAAAAATATGAAAAAACAACTGCTCGAAAAGCGCGGCTCACTCATTGAAAAAATGAACGCGCTGGCCGCTAAGGCCGAAACCGAGGGCCGTAACCTTACCGCCGACGAGGTGGCCGAGGTGCGCAACCTCGAGACCGAAATTTCCACACTCGACGGCGAAATCGAAGCCGCCGAGATCCTGGAGCGCCGCAAGCCTGCACCCGCCCCCGCACCGAAGCCCGCCGTGTACCGCGCAGGCGAGGAAGCGGACCGCGAAAAGGTGCGCCGCGCGTTTTCCTTTGCTGCTATGATCAGCGGCAGGGGCGACCAGGGGCTCGTCCGCGAGCTTACCGCTGAGGCACACCGCGAGTTCCGCGAGGCCGGCGTAGGCTTCAACCCGAACGCCGTGGCCGTGCCCGCGTGGATTTTTAAGCGCGACATGACCGCCACCGGCGGAAGCAATGGCAGCGAGGGCGGCGTAAATGTAGCCACTGAGGTGGGCGGCATTATTGACGCACTGCTGCCGGAAATGGTGCTCGGCAAGCTGGGCGTAACTGCCCTGGACGGCCTGGTGGGTAACGTAAATTTGCCCGTAAGCACCACCACCCCGACCGCAGCATGGGAAACCGAGGTTAGCTCACTGAACGAGCAGAGCCCCGCATGGAGCAAGCTGGCACTTTCACCTAAGCGCCTCGGTGCGTACGTGGAAGTTAGCAACCAGCTAATGATCCAGGGCGGCCCTGCTATTGAGCAGTTTGTGCGCCGCTGGCTGCTGCAGGGCGTAGCCATCGAGCTGGAAAAGGCTGCCATCAACGGCGGCGGAAGCAATGAGCCCACCGGCATTATTGCAAATTCCAGCGTAAATGCAGTTTACGCCGGTGGCGCTGCCAGCAACGGCACCAACGCCAACGGCGCGAACCCCGTGTGGGCTGACGTGGTGAACCTTTATTCAGGAGTAGCCAACAGCAACGGCATGGGCTACGCATACGTGACCAGCCCGCAGATCCTTGCCAAACTTGCCACCACCCCCCGGCAGAGCTCAGGCGTGGAGGGACAGTTCATTGTAGGCGCTGACCGGAGCAACCTGTTCGGATTCCCCCTGCATGCCACCACTAACGTGCCCGCAAACCTGAGCAAGGGCAGCGACAGCACCCTCAGCGCCATGATCTTCGGCGACTTCAGCAAGCTGGTGCTTGCAAGCTGGGGCGGCATGGAGATCCTGGTGGACCCGTACAGCGCAGGCAAAACAGGCCAAACCACCCTCGTGCTAAACACATTTGTAGACGCCGGACTTACCCAGCCCAGCGCGTTTGCAGTGTGCAAGGACATGAACTACTAAGCAAGTTCGCCTGACGAGGCTTAAAGCATAGCCGAAACGGCCGGGAATAAGCCCCCGGCCGTCGCGAACAAACCGCACAAACATGGCAACGACAAAAGTAATTTTTAAGAAAACGGCCAAAAATATGGCATACTGGCCCGGCGACATTGCCGAGCTGCCCGCCGAGGTAGCCGTGCGCCTGGTGGAAGAGGGCGCCGCTGAACTTGTGGATGGTGCAGAAACTGCCACCAGCAAAAAAGCGGAAACCGCCGTTAAAACAGCTGCAGGCAAAAAAGCAAAATAAATGCGGATAGCCCGGACTAATATAGCGGCATACACCACCATTTTCACGCTGAACGAGGCAAAGGCGTACGTCCGCGTCGATAACAGCGACGAGGATAGCACCATTGCCACGCTGGCGGAAGCGGCGGTGCGCGCTTGCGAAATGTACACCGGGCACGCCCTTATCAATGGGCACTGGGTTATTTATTACGACAGCGCGGAGCTGGAGGCAAACGACTGGTCCCTTACCATACCGGTGGGGCCGGAATGCAGCGCCGGAAATTTTGCTGTAGCTTACCGCAACACGGGCGACACTTACACCGCCCTGGCGGCAAATACAGACTATTACGTGGGCCTGCAGGCGCCGCCGCGTTTGATCGTGCACAACGTGCCCACGGCAACGCATGACAGCGGCCTGGAGCTGCTGCGCGTAACCTTAACCGACAGCGGGTACACCACGGACGCCCCGGCAGACTACAAAGCGGCGGCCATGATGATGCTGGCCCACTTATTTGAAAACCGCGACGCGGTGGTTATCGGCACCATTAGCAGCGAGCTGCCCATGGGCATAAAATACCTGCTCCAGCCCTATGTAATACAGCCGCACGTATGAGGATCGGTTCAATGAGATACCGTGCGCAGTTCATTGCGCAAGTGCAGTCCGTAAACGCATACGGCGAGCGGGCGCTGACGTACCCCGGTACGCCTTATTATACCTGCTGGGCGCGGCGCATACGCAACGCGCAGAACGAGGGGCTGCAGGATAACAGGCTGGAGGGCACCATTACGGAAACCTTTGAAATACGCTATGACAGCCGGGTGGTGCTTTCTGATAAAGTCCTAATCGGATCCGCCGCCTATAACATTACCGGCATAGACGACACCTACAAACACAAAGGAAAACTAACCATAACACTGCGGCGCAATGTTTAAGGCGAAAACAGATACCACAAAAGTGGAGCAGGAACTGCAGCGCCTTGTATTGACGGGCGAGGAGCTGCTGCCAAATATCCGGGGCGCCGCTGCGCAAATGGTGGAAGCTGTGCGCAACGCCACGCCCGTGGACACCGGCCGACTGCGCGAGAGCATCGGTTTTATTGACCGCAGCAAAAGCAAAAGCCGCACAAAGTGGCGCGCCGGCGTAATAATCGGCGCCCGTAATTACGGCAGTTTTCGAGGCATGGGTGCGCACGCTTTTCTCGTGGAGTTCGGCACCGCCGAGCGCGTAATGCTTAAAGGGCTTCGCCCCGGTGGCATTACTCAGAAAAGCATGGAAAAATATAGCGGCCACGGCGCCTATACCCCCAGGGCTGGCAAAAGCACCGGGCAAGTGGTGGGGCGCAGGTTTATGCAAAAAACATTCGACGCAAATGCGGACCTCGTGGGCCGGCAGATCATTGCAAACATCGAGGAGCAACTAAAGAAAAAACACACTAAAAAATAATAACAATGGCAACGACCGGAAAATTCAACGGCACCCTCCTGGGGCTGTACATCAACGACGGGGGCACCTACGAGAAAATCGCACACGCCACCACCCACGGGCTCGACCTGAGTACCGCCATGATTGACACCACCACAAAGGACTCGAGCGGCTGGTTTGAGGCACTGCCGGGCCTGCGCAATGGCAAGGCCAGCGTCGAGGGCATCGTGGTATTTGACGAGGGCGGCAGCGAGCAGAACTGGGACCAGCTGTACGCAGCATGGACCGGCCGCACAAAGCTGACAGTCCGCTGGAATACTGGCGTAACTGGCGACACCTATTACCAGGCCGACGCCATCGTGGACAGCCTCAGCATGGGCGCGCCCATGGAGGACAAAGTAACATTCAGCAGCAGCCTGCAGTTCACTGGCGCAATAACAACCGGCACGAACCCCTGATAAAATTTAGCCCCGGCGGCATTATATTCGCACTATGCACAACGTAACAATAAACGGCAAGCAGTACGAGGCGCGGTATTCCATGCGCGTGCTGCGCACTATTGTGGCCGCAACAGGCTGCGGAACCATCGAGGAGTTAGGTGAAAAAATAAGCAGCGGGGATCCGCTGGCAATTATTACCATAATTCACGAGGGAGTAAAGGCTGCCGGGGCTACTATTACCAGGGATGAGCTGGAGGACGAATTCCAAAGCCTACAGGAAATAACGGACGCACTCGCCCCGTGGCGCGAGTGGTTTGCCGGTTTTTTTACCGGCCCGTCGGGCGGCGGCAACACCGCACCGGCGGCGACGGATCCGACGGCCTAACGCTGGACGCGCTGGAGGAGGTGGCCTACGGCCAACTCGGCATGACAGCGGCGGAATTTGACGCCTGCAGCCCGGCGTATTTGATGCGGCGCATTGCCGGCTTTACCAGCCTGCAGGAACGCCACAGCCGCGAGCGGTGGGTTATTGCACGCTGGCAAACGGCTACGCTGATAAATATGAACGGCAAACAGCTGCGGCAGTATATTGAGCCTGAGCAGCTGGTGCGTTTTAACTGGGAGGCTGAGGAAATAAAATGGACCGACGAACTTATAGAAATTTGTAACCAACTTTTCCCGCATACATTTAAGGCACAGGCATGAACGCACACGAAACCGGCAAAATCATTTACTCGCTACTGACAGCGGACGCAGCGGTGGCCGCCGTGATCGGTACGAGGTGCGAGCCCCTTTTAATATACCAGGGCAACGCATACCCGGCCGTCTGTTACGAAATTGTAAGCGTGAACCCGTCGCCCACTAAAACAGGCGCCTCGCAGTACGACGCCGTCCGCGTGGAGGTGCTCAGCATAGCCGAAAGCTATACCGCAGCCGTGGCCCTTGCCGGCAAGGTGCGCACAGCACTGGAGCGGATCAGCCCGCAAAGCGTGGCCGGCATAGCATTAAAGGCGGTTTTCTATGATACCGAGCGGCACCTTAACAGCCAGGCCACTGGCTTCGAGGGGGCTTTTACTATTTCGCAGGACTATATAGTGCATTTAAGCTAAAGGGATGAAATTATTTATACAACTGGGCGCGGATAGTTCACAGCTTGCGGCTGACATGAAAGCAGCCGGCAAAATTGTGAAGGACGGCGGCGCAAAAGCTGCCGAGGAATTTGCAAAAGGCGCCGACCCTGCAGCCAAAAGCACAGACAACGTAGCTAAAAGCACCCAGGCGCTGCGCACACAAATGCGGGCGGCCACGATCGAGGCGCAAAAGCTGGCCCAGGCGTATGGCTTAAACCACCAGGCAACGCGGGAGGCTGCGGCAAGGGCTGCAGACCTGCGCGACCAAATGGAGGACGTGAACGACATGATAACGGCCAGCCACCCGGATGCGCCGTTTAAGGCCATGAACAACGTGCTCAGCAGCAGTGCGGGCGTGTTTGCTGGCGTGCAGGGCGGCATAGCCGTGCTCGACGACGACACCGGCAACCTGCAAAAAACATTCATGAAACTGCAGGCAGCCATGGCGCTGGCGCAGGGCATCGAAAGCATCAGAAAGGCGGGCGACGCATTCCGCGACCTGGGCTGGACCATTAACGGCCCGGTCATTCAGTCGCTGGGTAAAATGAAGCTCGCGCTGATTGCCACCGGCATCGGCGCGCTGGCGGTAGCCATCGGCATGCTGGTGACGCATTTCGATAACGTCGGCGAGGCCGCAAACCGGGCGGAGGAGCAAATGCTGCAGGCGGCAGAGGCCGCACGTGCCGACTGGCAGGGGTATAACGACGCGCTGGCAAAATCAGCCAGCAGCATGGACGAACAGCTTGCCATGCAAAAAGACCTCGAAAAAGCACGCGCAGCGGTGCGAGGCGCTGGCGACGAGGAAATGTACCAAATTGACCTAAAGTACGCTAAAAAACAGCGCGACATATACAAACAAACCCGCGACGACATGCAGCAGGGCAGTGCGGAACGCATTGCAATGAACGACCAGTATTGGAAGCAGGTAAACGCCATCGAGGTAATGGAGTTAAACCGGCAGGCGGAGCGGAATAAAAAATACCTGGAGGCTGAAAAAAAACGCCGCGCGGAGGCCGCCCGTTTATCCATAACAGCGGATCCGCTGGCCGGCAAATTTGGGCCAGTAAAAACCGACAGCGCCGAAAAATCAGTAAAGGCGCTGGCCAAAAGCATAGACGGGGCACTAAAACAAATCGAATACAGCGGGCCGGCCATGGTGAACAAATGGGCCGACGCTATGCAAAAAATGCGGCAGGCAACGCAAGCCGCTGCCGTTGATATTACCATAGGGCTGAGCGAGGCACTGGGGGCCGCGCTCGTTTCCGGCGACTGGGCTGGGTTTTTCAATAGCGTTATCGGGCAATTTGCTGATTTTCTTAAACAGCTGGGCGCCCTGTTTATTGCGTATGGTATAGCTCAAACACAATTCGGCGCAGCACTTACCGCCGGCCCCATAGGCGGCCCCCTTGCCATTGCGGCAGGCGCCGCGCTGGTGGCTGCAGGTGGCGCCATAAAAGCCCTGCTCAGCCAAAAGGCCGGGCGCGGTGGCGGTGATGGTGGCGGATCCGGTGGCGGCGGGTTTAGCGGCTACCGCGCTACACCATTCGCCGACGGCGGTATTGTTAGCGGCCCAACCTTTGCCCTGGTGGGCGAATACTCAGGGGCACGCAATAACCCGGAAGTAATTGCGCCGCTCGACAAATTAAAAGCCATGCTCAGCGGGCACAGCGGGCAGGTAATTATTCCCGCGCTGCGCCTTACCGGGCAGGACATGCTCATTTCATTCGACCGCAGTAACCAACGCCGCAAAAGATTTTAAGAATGCCAGCAGTACGATATAGGGGCTATTTCAACAGCATCGGCACCACCGGACTAAATTCAACCGAGTGGCGCGTGGATATACTCGAGGACTGGTATGTGGGCAGCGTTACCGAGGTAACGATGGCGGCACCCGGCCTGGAAATACAGCGCGAAACGGACGGGGACATGTTATTTGAAAACCCTATCCGGAGCAGCCGGTGCACGGCCTTTTTTATGGTGCAGGACGGCACGTTCAAAGCGTGGCTCGAGGGCATAGCAACGGCAAACGAAAACGAGTATTTTATTGCAGTGTACAAAAAGGTATCCGGCAATTTTGTGCGCTGGTGGACCGGCATTGTATTGCATGACCTTTGCGAGTTTGACGACCAGCCCTACCCCTACACGTTCAGCCTAACGGCCACGGATGGGCTGGAGCGCCTGGGCGAAATTGAGTTTGACTACGCTGCCAACAGCAGCAACCCCGCCAGCGTAGTGCTGGGCGACGCCATCGTGGAGGCGTTAAAATACAATAATATACACACCTGCTACAGCCTGCTCGAGGCGTTTGTAAGCAGTTCGGTAAACTGGGCGGACGAAAACCACACCACACTCCCGGACACGCTGGCAGCCACCAGGGCCAACCGGCTTACACTGCTGCAGAACCCAAACCCATTCGACGGCGACGCAAACCTAAAGGGCAAAACATGCCGCGAAGTGATCGAGGCCATCCTGCGCCCGTTTGGTGCACGCATCGAAATGAACCGGGGCGTCTACCGCATTTTTTGCCTCACAAATTACGGCAGTGCACCGACCACAATAACCGAAAAGCGGTACACGTATAACGGGTTCAGTACCGGCTTTTTTGATACCATTACGCCGGACGTGCAGGACGACCTCACCCAGGCGGCACGCCCCAGCAAGCTGGCCGGCGGGACTTACACATACCGGCCCGAGCTGCAGCGGGTAACTATACGTTACCCCCGGCTGATTGCGCAGGCCATGCAGCGCACGTATGCGGCAGCAAGCGCAACAACCTGGACGATTGACGACTTTACCGGCCAGGACACTTACAGCATGCGCATTACGGGCGTGGTGGAAGTGCCCGCCCAGGCGCTTATTTTTAAGCACGCACGCCTCAGCTGGACAATTACCTGCGGCGCATACAGGTGCAAACCTGACGCCACCGGCGAGCTGGCCTGGAGCATTGGTTTGGGTTCACAATTTCACACGCCTTTCCCCGTAACTAAAAGCCCGACGGGGCGGTGCCTTGTGGACTTTGACATGCGCCTGCCCAAGGTGCCCGGCAGCCTTGCCAGTACGGACATAACAATAGTGGCCGAGGCGGCGTTTTATTTTGGCCGGTACTCATCCGGTGCGCCTACCGGCTCAACGGGCTGGACGGCATGCGCCTGGGGATTTCAGGGGCAGATCCAGCAAGGGCAAAGCACCACGGAGGAAAAATACGTGTTGGACCGCACTGCCGTGGTAACTGGAGCAAATACCGGCAACAGCTACCAGCTGCAGCTCGACACCATATTTACAGAGGCGGACAGCAAGCACGTATTTAACGGCCTGGAGGTATATAATGGCATGACCTGGGGCCGGTCGCTGGGCTGGGCCGTCGGCGCTGTACCTGGCGCCGGTACCGGCAAAAAGTTAAACCTCCTGCTCGGCGAGCAGGCCATTGGATACCAACAGCCTGCGCGCAAAGTTTACCGGGGCAGTATTATAGGCGACTACGACAGCCACATTAGCCTCCTGGCGAGTGGTGAGCTGTACATATTTAACGCGGGCCGGTTTGTGGCGCAGGACGACCGCTGGGAGGGTGAGTGGATCCTGTTTTCCTACGACGGCAGCGGCTTAAACAGCACGGACGAGGAGGTGAACCCATGGGAAAGCAAGGCGGACGCGGACGGCAAAGTTATGGCCGTAATGCGCGAGCAGCTTGCCGCACTTAACAACCGGGTCGGTGATCCGTTCGGGTATGTGCTGGACGCCATAATTAACAATACCACGGACATGCCCAGCCCCGTGGACCTTACCCAGCGGGCTATTACAATAAAATATGACGGCACGGCCGGGGCGTGGACTTTTGAAGCTGAAACGCTGGCGGCGGGGACCGTTACCAGCGTCGGGCTGACTGCGCCCAGCCAGTTTGCAGTAACTGGAAGCCCCGTAACGGGCGCCGGCACGCTGGAACTGGCCTGGAAAAACCAAAGCGCAAACACCATCCTCGCCGCCCCGGATGGATCCACAGGCGCGCCCACATTCCGCGCACTGGTGGCGGCAGATATTCCAAACCTTGACGCCGGCAAAATAACCACCGGCACTATTGCTACCGCACGCCTGGGCAGTGGTACCGCAAACAGCACCACATTCCTGCGCGGCGACGGCACCTGGGCCACGCCATCCGGAGGCAGCGGCGTTACCACCATCGGCAGTATTGACGGCGTGGCGAAAAGCGCAAACGGCGCAGCCATCAGCGGGAGCACACTGCACATGCAGACGGCCGACGCCACAAACCCCGGCCTCGTTTCCACCGGCTCGCAAACCTTTGCAGGGGCCAAAACATTCAGCGGCACGACGTTCACACTGAGCGCCAGCGGCGTTATACTGAACCTGAGCAACGTAACGGCCAGCACCGCCGGCATACAATTCGGCGGGAACTGGGCGCTCCGCCGCACCGACGTAAGCAGCGGCGCGAGTAACTGCATTATTTTGGGCGCCGGTGCAAATGGTACATTTACCGGGCATAGTAATATAATAATCGGCGACCGCGCCAGCACTTCGCTGAGCAGCGGCGTGCGTAACGTGGTGATCGGGCAAGCTGCAGGGGAAACACTCAGCACCGGCACAGATAATATGTACATCGGCAAGGACGCGGCAAAGCTGGCGACAAGCGGGTACAGCAACGTCGCTATAGGCAGCAATGCGCTGTACAATGCCGGGAGCAAAAATAACAACGTAGCCCTCGGCGACAGCGCAGCGTATGCCATAGACGGCGGCGCAAACGTGTACATCGGCGCGGGCAGCGGGTATAACAGCGGCGGCGCAACAAAGACCGCCATCGGTAACGTATCTATCGGCTATCAAAGCGGATTCCAAAACGCCGGCAACTATAACGTATTTATAGGGTACCAGGCCGGATACCAGGAAACCACCAGCAGCAATACCCTGGTAATTGCAAACACATTCAACGACTACCTTATTAAAGGCAATTTCAGCACTTACCTGGTAATAATTAAAAACCGCCTGAGCATAGACCCGCGCAGCAGTGATCCGGGCACGCCCGTGAATGGTGAGATATGGTACCGCAGCAGTAACGAGCGGCTCCTAATTAATCAGAACGGCACCACCCGCGAAATTGTAACCACGGACGGCACGCTGGGCACAGCCGCCAGCGCAGCCGGTGCCATCCGGATCCGGGTAAACGGCGCCAACTACGATATTTTATACAAATAAAATGCACTTAACAATAAAAGAACCCGCCACAATTATTACGCCCGACGGAGTGGAACATGCCCGCGCAGTGGTGGCAATTACCGAGGTGCTGCATTATTGGAAGCAGCAGCGCATCGAGGTTTATTGCGAGTATTTCCACAGCATCGAGGCGGCATGGGCAGGCGCCCGGCCACTGGAGGGCAACGGCCTGCAGCGTTTCCGGTTAGAGTTTAACGGCAACACAGCCATAACATACAGCGCAGCACTGGCGGCTCTGTACGTGGACGAGGACGGCGAGGTAAGCACCACGGACGCCAGCGTGGGGGAGTGGGTACTGGCGCAGGTAGAGGCGCGCACGGGCGAGCCTTTTTCAAACCGCTGGGAGTTTGTAAATTAGCGCCATGCAAACAGGACAGAAAACCACAACGCTGCAGGTAATGGAAATAGTGCAGCTGTACATAGCCCTGCAGGCGCTAAAGCAAAAGCAGACGGCCGCATGGTATGCCGTGCTTAAAAATATGCAGAGCCTGCGCCCCCACTTTGAAAAATACAGCGAAACGGAAAAAGAAATTACCGAGCGCATGGCCGCAAAGGATGAGTCCGGCGCTGTGCGCTATGACGAAAACGGGCAGCCCGTATTCGCTACAAAGGAGCAGGCGGTGCAATTTTCGGAATACCTGCGCACCGAACAAACCGCGCCGGTAGAGGTAACGCTGCACCCGTTTGAATTTACGCCGGAATTTATTGCGGAGGCCCATGCGCCTGCCGTGATCGAGCCCATTTTTAACCACCTTTGCAACGCATGACAAGCGCCGAGAAAATAGCAATAATCGGACAGGGTGGCGCCATAATGGTGGCGCTCATCGGCGGAATTGCCATGATAGCAAAGGCAATAATTGAGCTCCGAAATTACCGGGAGCGCAAGCGCATAGAAAACGTGGACACATTCGAGGCCCGCGTGGCAAAGGACGAAATTATTACAAAGCTGTGCGACACCATCCGCAGCAAGGTGCAGGCGGACAGGGTGAGCGTATGGCTGGCACATAACGGCGGGCACTACCTTAACGGCGAGGGAATGAAAAAGCTATCCATGCTCACTGAAAGCATAGGCCCGGACCAGGTGCCAGCATTAAAGGACATGCAGAACGTGCCGGCGCAGGTATTCCTCCGCAACCTTGTGCGGCTTATCGAGCCGGGAAACGATTATATTTTCGAGGTGGACGAAAGCCGCTACAACGACGCGCTAAAGTTTTTTAATGAAAAGTACGCTGTAATGAGTAGCGCAATTTTCAAAATAAAGGACGAGGCCGGGCACTTTATTGGTTGCGTGGCCATAGGGTTCAGCACATACACCCAGCTGCAGGGGCAGCACGTGGACTATGTAAGGGCGCAAATGCCCATTTTTTCGCAAACAATTATACCCGCCTGGTATGCACGAAAATAACAACGTACTGGAACGCATGAAAATAGTGGGGCAGCCCGTGCCCGGCTATGAGTGGCTATACAATTTTTACAGCTTTTTAGACACTGCCGCCGACGGGTATTGTATAATAAACCTGGACAACGACGAGGAATACATTAGCGACAAAATATGCGCAGCTATCGGATACACCCGCGAGCAGCTGGGTAAAACCATCGAAGAGCTGCGCCGGTTTGTGGTGGCGGAGGACTTCGAGTTTTTTGCCATGCAGGTGCGCGACCTGGTGGGGGGCAAGTGCCAACGCATACGCACGCGCAAAGTGCTGCTATGCGCAAACGGAGCACAGCGCCGGTATAATGTAACCGGCACAATGCACCACGGGCACGTCGTAACGATATGGAACGAAATAACACAATAGAGGGAAAGCCGAGCCGGCACATTGTATTTCTGCAGTGGCTCGCCGGCAGTTTTATGGCCGTGCGTGATGGTGCCAGCGCCCGCAAGCTGACCGCATTTGCGTGCGTGATGCTGGCGGCATACGTGCACCGGTATGCCACAAAGGAAACGGCCACCACATTCCTGGTAATTGACCTCGCCGCCGCACTGGTGGCGCTGGGCGTGATAACTATTGAGCAAATAATAAGGTTAAAAAATGGATCTGAAAAAGCAAATAATTGACGGCGCACCATTTACATGGGGCGAAATGCTGCGCAGCGACAGCGCGGTGCGGCTGGGACTGGGTGGCGAACAGGAAAGACCGCCGGCGCAGGTGGTAACAAACCTGGAGCTCCTGGTGCTGCACGTGCTGAAACCACTGCGGGCAAAGGTGGGGGCCATCCGGGTTAATAGCGGGTACAGGTGCCCGGAACTGAACAAAAAAATCGGCGGCAGCCTAAACAGCCAGCACGTAACGGGGCAGGCTGCCGACATCGAGGGGCTGGAGGTAACAAACCGGCAGCTCGCCGAGGCCATCGTGCGCATGGGCCTGCCGTTCGATCAGCTCATTTTAGAGTTTGGCACAGCACTGGAGCCCGAGTGGATCCACGTAAGTTATGCCCACGGGAAAAACCGGCAGCAGGTGCTCCAGGCGTTTAAGCTGGCAGGGCGCACGCAGTACCGGCCCATCGTGCTGGAGGTTAAATAAAAAAGCCCCCCGCATTGCAGCAAGGGGCTTTTTTGTTGTTTGGGGTATTTTAAGGGTGCAAGGGACTGCAAATGTACAAATTTACAGCCACCCATCCGGATCCGCTGCAGGCGGCTGCGCCGTTTCCACGTGTATGGGTTCAGTAAATTCCGGCTCCTTTTTCTGCAGGCGTGCGTTCAGATCCTGCACCGGCGCCGCCGTGCTGGGGGCAATATCGTGCAATTCCTCAGACGACAGGCCCATAACAAGGCCCGGCTCATAAAGGCGCTGCCAAAATGCTGCCGCCCTGTACGCCAGCATCAGCTCGGGCATGTTTTTCCATTTAGATCCGGACCGCGTAAACCAGCCCTCGGCCTTTGCCATAGCAATAGAAACCACAGGGCCGCGCAGTATTTCACCGGTGGCGCGTTCGGTGGCATACGCACGGCACTGGCGCCCGTCGCCCTCGCCGCTGTATTCATACCGCAGCGGCGTGTACCGCCCGCAGTCGTTTATTAATGCAATGGCAAACTTTGCTGAAAAAGCCGGCTTGCCGTGTATAATATCCATATTTTGCATTACCATGAGGGGGCTGGCGTTCATTCGGTAGGCCATCTCGAGGGCGACCAGCGTGTTTGCCACGTTACCCCGGTATGCCTCGGGAATGTTTGTGGCCGTGCTGATAGCCTTTGCAATGCGCTGGGCGCTTTCAAACTGCAGCTCGCCGCTAAAGGCGCCCTCGTGGCGCTGATTGCTGAGCTGCTCGGTGGTGGTGGGTTTGTTTTCCATGTGTGTAAATTATTTGTTGATAGTAATTATTCCGTTATCGTAGCCGGGCCACTGGTTCAGCGTGCGGCACCAGCTGAGCGTCTGCAGGTCGGCGCGGTATTCCTGCCGCCCCAGTTCAATTAATTCCTCGCTGAGTGTATAGCACGCCACGAGGTGCGGGGCCGTTTTTTCCACGGCAATAAAGACGAACCCGTAGCCGGGCAGGCCGTTTGCTGCGAGGCCATCGGTATAGAGGGCGGCCTGCACGTGGTACCGGTATTTGAACACACTGCGCCGGAAACCGGCGGGGCTGGCGTCGTCGCATGTTTTAAGGTCGCCCACAATTTTCAGCCCGTGGCTCAAAGCATCCGCCCGCAGCTTGCAGGGCACCCCCGTGGCCTCGTCGGACCACAGGTACAGCACCTCGCGCTCGCTGCCCTCGAGTATTTGCTGGGCAGCGCCGTGGTGCAATATACTGGCCTCCATGCCCGTAAAATCGTGGATCCACGCCGGCGGTATAATTTCAACGCCGCGCAGGTCCGCCTCCGCCATTATACCGTCGTATTCATTTTTTCCCGCTGCGCTGGTGCGTTTGGGTAACTCCTTTACCATGTACATGGCATTAAATTGCTCGGGCTGCAGGATATACGCATGGCACGCGCCACCATACAGCAGCGCCTCGGTGCGTTTGGGCACGTCGGTGCGGTCGATATAGCGGCGCCGGTATAATATGGGCGCCCGGTGGATCAGGTCGAGGGCCGACTTGCTGGCCCGCGTGTTGTCCGCATGGTATGCGGCATTAGTTTGGAGGTCGTTATGTGTTGAAAGCATAGACCGGCAAACCACGGCAAAAAATTTTAATAAAAAAAATTTGTTAAATAAATTTTATTGCAGTAGTTTGCCGCCATGGATAACACGAAACCGGCCCCGCTTGCCGAGCGCCTTTCATTTATTGAAACGCTGCAGGCAAGGGCTAAAGCAAACGGCATCAGCCTAGCGGAAGTTTGCCGCCGTGCAAACGTAACGCCCCAAACCATTAAAAACTGGCAGCGCGAGCTCCCTAAATCTTTGCAGATAGCGGAGGCGCTGGACCGCGTGCTGGTGGATATTGAGGGGCGCAGCTGTACACACAGCTGCAGCCCTGGCGACTACAGGAAAGGCGGCAAATGCGAGCGGATGGGCTGCTATAAAGAGGCCGAATGATAACCCTGCGCCCATACCAGCAGCAAGGCGTCGAGGACCTGCGCGCAGTGTACAGGAGCGGCGGCACCGCGCCCCTGTACGTGCTGCCCACCGGCGGAGGGAAGACAGTCGTTTTTAGCCATATAGCACAGCAGGCCGCGCAACGTGGTGGGCGTGTGTTTATACTGGTGCACCGGGTTGAATTATTGCGGCAAACCAGCAGCGCCCTGCACGCTAACGGCGTGCCTCATGGTATGGTTAATCCTAAGTATTCACCCGACTACAACAAGGCCGTGCAGGTGGCAAGCGTGCAAACACTGGCGCGGCGCCTGCACTTGTTCGCAAATAGGCCGCCGTCCTTGATTGTAATTGACGAGGCACACCACGCACCGGCAGGCACATGGGCAAAAGTGCTGCACGCATTTCCAGCGGCAAAAGTGCTGGGCGTTACCGCTACACCCGAGCGCGGCGACGGCAAAGGGTTGGGCGGCGTATTTACCCACATGGTGCAGGGGCCATCCATTACCCAGCTGATCCGCGAGGGGTACCTTGTGCGCCCCCAGGTATTTGCACCGCTGCAGCGCATCAGCATGGCAGGGGTAAAGCAGGTGGCCGGCGACTATGACAAAGCGCAGGCCGCTGAACGTGTGGACAAGCCCACAATAACAGGGAACGCCGTCGCCCATTACGCAAAGCTATGCCCCGGCAGGCCGGCGGTGGTTTTCTGCATCAGTGTGCAGCACGCTGAGCATGTGGCGGCGGAATTTCGCGCCCGTGGTTTTAGGGCGTATGCCGTGGACGGAAGCATGGACGACGAAACGCGCAGCAGCATTTTAAGCGGGCTGGGCGACGGGCGGGTGGAAGTGGTTACAAGCTGCGACCTTATCAGCGAGGGCACAGACATTCCCGCCATTGCCTGCGCCATATTACTTCGCCCTACTAAATCGGTCGGCCTGTATATTCAGCAGGTGGGCCGCGCACTGCGCACCAGCAACGGCAAGGATAGCGCCATTATATTGGACCACGTGGGCAATGTACTGGAGCATGGCATGCCGGACGCGGAGCGGGAGTGGAGCCTGCAGGGCCGGATAAAGAAAAAGAAAGGAAAAGCGCAGGATCCAGCGCTGCGGGTAAAGCAGTGCCCAAAATGCTACGCCGTTAATGTGCCGGCGCCAGCGTGCCAAACGTGCGGGCACATATATGAGGGCGCACGAAAGGCGCCACAGGTGCAGGACGGCACACTGCAGGAGGTAACGGCCCAGGCGGCTGCGCTGCTCGCAAAGCAAAAGCGCCGCGAGGTAGGACAGGCACAAACGCTGGAGGAACTGCGCCGTATAGCGGCAGCCCGTGGCTACCGGCCGGGATGGGCGGAGCACATTTTCAAAGCAAGGCAAAACAAGCAAACCACATAAAACACATGAACGAAAGCAACACACTCCGCGCCGCCATGCTGGCAATAAGCGCAGCCGGTGGCGTGGTATTCCGCAATAACGTGGGCCTCGCCGTTTACCCGGATGGCACCCGCGTGCGATATGGCCTGGCGCCTGGCAGCAGCGACCTCATCGGATGGCGCAGCGTGGTAATTACGCCGGAAATGGTGGGGCAGCGCGTGGCCGTATTTGTGGCCGTTGAAGTAAAAACAGCCACCGGCAGGGCAACGCCCCAGCAGCTTAATTTTATACAACAGGTGCAGCAGGCCGGCGGCATTGCCGGAATTGTGCGCAGCGCAGACGAGGCGCGTGGGTTAATGCTATGATTAACACAGACGAAATAATAGCCGCCGCCGACATTGTGGCCGTGATCGGGCGCGAAATTACACTGCAGCGCGACGGCGCCACCTGGCGCGGCCTTTGCCCATTTCACCAGGACAGCACCCCCAGCATGGTGGTGCACCCGGTTAAACAAATTTTCAAATGCTTTGCCTGCGGCGAGGGGGGCGACGTGATCCACTATTTAATGAAGCGCGGGCGCACATTCCAGCAAGCGTGCGCAGAGCTTACCGGGCAGATACAGCAAACACCCGACGACATAGCGGCACAGCAGCGGCAAGCCCGCGAGGCGGCTGCCGTGTGGCGCCCCATTGCCACCACCAGCGTGCCGCAAAATTTCCGCCACCATACACACGGTGAGCCGGTAGCCGTATGGCATTACGTGAACGCCGACGGCACGACCGCCGGCTATGTGTGCCGGTATGAACCGGCAGGCGGGAAAAAGCAAATTTTGCCGTTTGTGTACGCTACAGACGGCACCCGCCAGCGGTGGAAATTCCAAGGGCTGCAGGCGCCCCGCCCATTGTATAACCTGCCGACACTACTGGCCGCACCATCCGGCGCCACCATACTGGTGGTGGAGGGCGAAAAAGCAGCGGACGCCGCCATGCGCCTGCTCGATGGTATTGTCGTGGTGAGCTGGCAAGGCGGGGCCGACGCCATAGCGCAAACAGACTGGGCACCACTGGCCGGGCGCCGCGTTATTTTGTGGCCGGACAACGACTACAGCCACACGTATGGCAGCAAACACGCAAAGGCCGGGCAGCTAAAGCCGTTTGAAGAGCAGCCCGGTAACGCGGCAATGTTAAAAATCAGCGCCACACTGCAGGCACATGGCTGCGCACTTAAATGGGTGCGCAACCCATCCGGAACGCCGTGCGGCTGGGATATAGCCGACAGCCGGTGGAGCCCGGATGAGGCTCGCGCATACCTGGCCCAGAACCTTATACCGGTGCCGACGCCTGCGCAGTACGCTGAGGAAATGCCGCCGCCGCCGCCCCTGCCGGAGGCACCACAGGGGGGCGAGCGGCCGTTCAGAGTGCTGGGCTACAGCAAGGACGGCGAGGGCACTAAATACCACTTTTTCGGGCACGCCAGCCGGATGGTAATTTCATTCAGCGCCAGCCAGCTGGCAAAAAACAATTTCCTGCAGCTGGCCCCGCTTAACTGGTGGGAGGGTGAAAACCTGGCGCATGCCGGTAAATTCAAAGGCGAGCTCATTGCAAACCAGCTGATCCAGGAGGCCATGGACGCCGGTATTTTTAGCGACAAAAATGTGCGCGGCCGTGGTGCCTGGGTGGAGCCATCCGGGCCGGTGGTAATACACACAGGCGACGCGCTCGTGGTTAATGGCCTGCGCACGGACCTGAGCGCGCACCGCAGCCGCTATATTTACGAAAGGGCGGAGCCGCTGGGGATCCATACACACGACCCGCTCCCGCCGGCTGAGGCCCGCCGGCTTATTGACCTGCTGCAGCTGCTGAACTGGGATCGCGAGGTAAATGCGTATTTGCTGGCAGGCTGGTGCGTGGTGGCGCCGGTATGTGGTGCCCTCAGCTGGCGCCCACATATATGGCTCACCGGTGCAGCTGGTACTGGCAAAAGCTGGGTATTTAAGAACATAGTCCGCCGGCTGCTGGGTGATACTGCTGTAGCCGTGCAGGGCGAAACGACGGAGCCAGGCTTGCGGCAAATGCTGGGGCACGATGCCCTCCCGGTGGTATTCGATGAGGCCGAGGGCGAGGACAAGCGCGCTCAGGAACGCATGCAGCAGGTGCTCGCATTAATGCGGGCCGCCAGCGCAGACGACGGCGGTATAATGGCAAAAGGCACCACCGGGGGCAGCGCCCGCACATACCGGATCCGGAGCTGCTTTGCATTTGCCTCCATTGCGTACCAGGTGGCGCAGCAAAGCGACCGCACGCGGGTAACGGCCCTCGGTATGCGCCGGGCGTTTGATGAGGGCCGAGAGGCAAGGTGGGCAAAGCTGCAGGCGGAATATGTGGCTTTAATTACGGACGAGTTTGTGAACCGACTGCACGCCCGCACGGCCCAGCTCATTCCCGTGCTGCTGGACAACGCCCGCACATTTGCGGCGGCAGCCGCTGCCGTTATCGGCGAGCAACGTGCAGGGGATCAGCTGGGCGCATTACTGGCCGGGGCATATAGCCTGGCAAGCAATAGCCGCATAACATACGAGGCGGCGGTGGAGTGGGTGGCGGCACGCGATTGGAACGATGAACGGGGCCACGATAAAACACGCGACGAGCTGGCCCTGCTGGCATACCTGCTGGACCAAATTATTACCATAGAAACCACCCACGGGCGCGCCGAGCGTACACTGGCGGAGCTGGTGGCTATTGCCGCCCTGCGCGACACTTACAGCGACATAACACCCGAGGGGGCACAGAACGCACTAAAGCGGTGCGGCATAAAGGTGGAGGGCAGCATGCTGGTGGTAAGTAATTCGGCGACATGGATAGCAAAGCGCCTGGAGGGTAAGCCATGGGCAAAAAACCACGGGCGTATCCTGCAGCGGATCGAGGGCAGCGAGGCGCTGGCGACCACACGTTTCGGGCCGGGCTTAACTGCGCGGGCGGTGGCGGTGCCGCTGGCCCTTATTTTCGAGGAATAGCGTATATTTACGGCCTGTTTTCTGTTCATGTGTAGAGGCTGCCGTGGTAATTCGCGGCGGCCTTTTTTTGTAAACACACAAAATTTTTTTTTATTTTTATTTTGTAATTACCAAAATGCGTTTACCTTTGCTGTACACAAAACAGCAAACACAATGAACAACTACAGCGTAAAAATTGACAGCGGCGAGGTATTAAAGGCAAACCCCTTTACAATTAACATCGACGGCTCAGAATACCAAGCCCTCGGATTTACACTTGAAACCTGCCTTGGCCCCCTTAAAGGGATGGAAATTCAGTGCGGCTCGGACATTACCCCCGTGCTAAATAAATTAAATTGCAAAATGAATGTTTGCTACGAGCAAACTGCTGCAGGCGTAATAATTTGGAGTGAATAATTAACCATAAAAAATACACACATGAACACAGAAAACACACCCGCACCGCTGAAACCCGAGGCGTACATTGCGCAGGCCGTTCAGCAGATCCGCAACACCACAGCGGACCACCACATTACAGCCATGGCAGAAAAGTGGTTACCCATTTCCGTTACCGACAGCACCACGCTGGCGCTGGCTAAAGAGGGCCGCCGTGAACTGCGCAACGCCCGCCTCGCCGTGGAGGACAAGCGCAAGGAACTGAAAGAATTTCCCCTCCAGTATGGCCGCGCCGTGGACGCTGAGGCTAAACGCATTACCGCACTGCTGGCGCCCATAGCAACGCACCTCGAGGCGGAAATTGAAAAGCACGAGCAGGCCGTGCGTGCCCAAAAAATGCAGGCGCAGGCCAAACGCCACGGCGACCTCCTGGCGAGCGGCTGGGTGCTATCCGGCGCCCTGTACATTTGCGGCCCCAAAAGCGTGCCGGCAGAAACGGCCATGGCCTTTACCGACGAGCAAATGCAGGCCGCTGTAAATTACGGGCGGCAGGAAATGGAACGCCAGCAAGCTGAACGCGAGCGCATAGCCGCCGAGCAAGCTGCGGAGCGGGCCAAGGCTGAGCGCCTGCGCGAAGAAGCGCGGCGCCTGCAGGACGAAATACTGGCAGCACGCCGGGAAAAAATACTGCAGCACGGGGCTACCATCAGCGGGGCCATGGTAAGCGCAGTGTACGGGGCGCCACCCATTGCCAGCATGGCCGACGTGGCGGCTATGACGAGCGAGGCGTTTGCAAACCTGCTGAGCACAATAACCGGGATCCGAAACCGGTACCAGCAGGAAATCGACAAAGTACAGCCGGCGCCCGAGCCGGTAGAGGATCCGGTTGCGCCCATGGTAGAGGTGGATCCGTTTGAAGTGCTGCGCCGTGGCGTTCTTAACCTGCTGCAGCAGCCTTACATAACGAGGGGCACATTTGCCGCACTCATCCAGCAGGCCACGCCTGAAAATGTGCACAGGCTGCAAAAAATCAGCGACCCGGAAATGGTGGACCAGCTTTTATACGCACAGGGGGGCGCCGCAAAATGATAGGCGCAACAGATCCAACTACAGCCATAATACTGGGCGCATTAATGGTGCTCACCATCGTGGCCGACGCAATTATTTACACCATGCTGGCACGCACCACCCGCAAAGCACTGCACACAGCAGACGAAGCCCTGCGCATGGCAGCACGCCACCACGCACATGCGCAAACACTGGAGCGCAAGCTGGAGGCATACAAACAGGCACTCGACAACCTTACAAAAAAATGAATAAACACACTTTCACCGGAAACCTGGGGGCAGACGCACAAGTGCGCACCCTCGACAATGGCAGCAGCGCCATCAGCTTTAATGTGGCTGTAACTGAGAAATTTAAGGACCGCAACGGCCAGCAGCAGGAGCTCACCACATGGGTGGGCTGCACCTACTGGCGCACACAGCAGCAAGGCACCGCCGTGGCGCAGTACCTTAAAAAAGGCACCCGCGTACTGATCGAGGGCCGCCCCAGTGTACGCATGTACGAAAAAAGCGACGGCACACACGGCACCTCACTGGACTGCCGCGTGGAAACCCTGGAGCTGATCGGCGGCCAACAGCAACAGCAGGCACCTGCACCAGTGCAGCAACCTCAAAACACCACCACAAACACGCCTGCAATGGGGGGGCCATCGGATGACCTCCCGTTCTAAAGCACCGCGCCACATTCGGCGCCTCAGCGTTACCGAATACGCTAAAGAGCAGGGCGTGCACCGAAATGCCATACTATACCGGATCCGCAAGGACGTGCTCCCGGCTGGCACCACAGCCGAAAAAATCGGCGCCACCTGGGTAATTGTGCAGCGCGTTACTGCCATGCTGCTGCTGGCGGCTGTATTTACCGGGTGCGGCATTACCGGCAAGGCAAAGCGCCGCAACGCTACCGACAGCACCGCAAGCGAGCGGACCACTATTACGCGCACCATCGACACCACCATACACGTGCAGGGCGACACCACGGCGGCAGAAAAGCCGGCGGCGCCCATACTGCAGGGCACGGACAGCCTGGTTATTGAAACGCCAGGCGTGCGCGTGGTGGTAAAGGCTGGCAGCGCCGGGAATATCCGGGCACAGGTGGCCGAAAAGCCCCGCAGCATCAAGGTTAAACGCACAGAAACAATAAACACAAGTAAAAAAGTAAGTATGCAGCGTAAAAATGCAATTAAAGAAAGCGGGCCCCCACTTTATTACATTATTTTCCCACTCATTGCACTGGCCGGGCTGGTGCTCGTGTACATCGACCGCACATTTTTAAGGCAGGAGGGCAGAAAATGAGGTACTTTGTCAGTAACGCCGGGGCCAGGCCGCTGAAACCGGGCCACCCCCGGTACATTTGCAGCGTGCACGGGCCGGGCGGCGTGTACGCATACGGCAGCGGCTTTACACCCGAGGAAGCCGAGCAGGCCGCCCACGTAATAGCTAAAGCATTAAACCACTATGAAAGCACTGAAAACAATAACACCACACAGGCCCCTGCTGAACCTAAATGAGGCTGCCCGCTACTGGCGGGCGCAGGGTGAACGCACCCGGCACAAACTGGACCTCCTCGGTGAGCGGGCAGAACTGGAAACAAACGTAAACATGCAGGCAATAAAGAAAGGGGGCCAGCCATGATCCGCCGCCACCGCGTTAAATATACCGGCAAACACCAGGGCCAGCATATTGAAAAGCTGGAGCACTTTATTGCCACAAGGGCCGACGATGATCCGGCCCTATACGAAATGAAGCGCGCCGCCCTGGAGGCCATCGGCACAGCTTTCCCATACGCAACCGAGCAAACACTGCAGGCCAAAAGCCGCAAGCGCGAGCTCGTGATGGTGCGGCAGATATTTCACCAGCTGCTCTACAGCGAGCTGCAGGACATTTTCAGCCTTAAAGCACTGGGCCACATGACCGGCGGGCGGGACCATAGCACCGTCTTAAACAGCCTCGGCGCAGTGGAGGACCTGCTGGCAACCGACCGGGAATTTAACCGCAAATACCGGCACGTCCTCGAGGTATTCCGCACGAACCTGGAGTATATACTGGACCCTGCAGCTGGGGCAACCTATGCCCCGGCCGTGAACTTTGCCCCCAGGGCATTCGGGCTCATCCAAGGCCAAAGCGTAACATTGTAACACGTTTGTAACACGTTTGTAACACGTAAAGCACTAAGAATGAGCATTGTAACGAATGTTACGCTAAAACGGCCCCGAGAAATACGATGCGTGTGCGTGTGCGTGCGCGTGTGTGTGTATGTATGTATGTATATTATTATTCTATTTTTTTATTTTTTTAGCGTTACAATGTTGAAAATCAGCGAGTTGCGTGTTACAAATCATGTTACACGCATTTTCCAACATCATGAAAATCAGTACTTTACGTGTTACATTTCCTGTTACGTTGCGTAACATTTGCAAAAAGTTATACAAATATGACCACCCGAAAAAAGCCCACCAGGCGCATGCCAAACGACGCAGCGGTAAAGTATGCCACCGAAGTGCTGAAAGGCCGCCTATTGGCCTGCAAATATGTACAGCAGGCATGCCAGCGGTTTATTAATGACCTGCAGAACCCCGGGCCGTACATTTACAACCAGCAAGCCGCCGAGGCCGCCTGCGAGTTTTTCCCCCTTGTGCTTAACCACAGCAAAGGCAAACACAGCGGCACGCCTTTCCACCTGGAGCCCTGGCAGCAGTTCATAATTAGCAACCTGTTCGGCTGGCAGGATCCGAACGGCCTGCGCAGGTACCGGACGGCTTATATTGAAATACCGCGCAAAAATGGTAAAACAACACTCGCCGCCGGCGTAGCCATGGCCTGCGCTGTACTGGATGGTGAGGGCGGCCCGGAAATTTATTTCGCCGCCACAAAGCGCGACCAGGCCCGCATCGGTTTTAATGAGGCCAGTAATATGGTGCGGCAGTCGCCCATCCTGAGCCAGCGGCTAAACGTATTTACTAACGCCATAGCTGCCAAGGCTGGCACCGGTACAATACAGCCCCTCAGCAGCGACAGCAAAACACTGGACGGCCTTAACACCCACTGCGCTATAATTGACGAAATACACGCGCACCCGGATAGCCGGGTAATTGACCTAATAAACACGAGCACCAGTGCCAGGCAGCAGCCCCTTGTCCTGGAAATTACCACGGCCGGCAGCAACCGAAATTCAGTTTGCTGGGAGCACCACGAGTACACCACCCGCGTGCTCAGCGGCGCCGTGGACGACCCCACCTGGTTCGGCATTATTTACACCATAGACGAGGGCGACGACTGGAAAACAGCAACAGCATGGGCAAAGGCAAACCCAAATTACAGCGTAAGCAAACGCCCGGAATACATGCAGGAGCAATTCACTAAGGCCGCAAACATGACCAGTTACCAAAATACTTTCCAGCGCCTCGACCTGAACGTATGGACCGACAGCGTAACGCGGTGGCTGAGTGCTGAAACCTACGCTAAAGGATCCGCCCCGCTGGGTAATTTAACCGGGCGCCGCTGCTGTGCCGGCCTTGACCTTGCCAGTACAAACGACCTCACATCGCTGGTGCTGGCATTCGAGCCGGATGAGGACGGAATTTACGACCTGATGCCGTTTTTCTTTTGCCCTGCAGATACAGCGCACGAGCGCAGCCTACGTGATAAAGTGGATTACAAACGCTGGGCCGCCAGTGGTAACCTGATTTTAACGCCCGGCAACGTAACCGACTATGACTATATCCTGCAAACCATCGAAACGCTGCCGCACACCATTAACGCCCTGCTGTACGATCGCTACAACGCCCCGCAGGTTATTCAGAAAATTGAGGGCCTGGGCGTGCCGTCGTATGCGTTCGGGCAGGGCTTCATCAGCATGAGCGCCCCCACCAAGGAAATGGAGCGGCTAATGCTCAGCGGGCGGATTCGGCATGCCGGCCACCCGGTGCTCGCGTGGAACTTTGCAAACGCCATGCTTCAGCTGGACCCTGCCGGAAATGTTAAGATAGCAAAGAACAAAAGCACCGAACGCGTGGACGGGGCCGTGGCTGCAGTAATGGCACTGGCCGGCCACCTAGATCCGGAAATAATGCCCGAGGCAGACAGCGACGCAACGTATTTTTAAATATGTATTTTCGATAACGTGCCGAGTATTTACGCAGGGCGGGAGGTGAGGCACACAGCCATGTGGGTAAACGAAAGCTGATTAATGGCACTCAGTTGAGTTATATCATTAGCCCGCCTTGCGTAAATACATTGTTAGCGGTTCGTGCCGGAATATTAAACGCAATTTGAATATGAAACTAAAAGCTAAAATAAAATGGAGTGGTGAAGAGGTTTTGATAAAGCCCGTTTTCTTCACTTGGTATGTAGGTTTGCAATACAAGGTTGTAACTGGATGGAAAGTAGGCTCTCCTTTTTGCGACAAAAGAGATTATTTCATTTTCCCCTTGCAAACCGAAATTATAATGTTATTTGTCAAGTTATGGTATTGGCTTAGATATTATGCTTACATGCAAATACGATATTGGATACCTAACAAGATGAAACGGGCTTTGAAAAAACCGAGCGTAAATGACCTGCCATTTTAAACTATTTCCATTTTGGAAACAGTTGGCAGGCATGACCGCTAACGGTCGGAGTATTGCCGTTCGTTGGCGATTAATAGCACAAATGTTTCACTTTAATACAAAAGATTATGAATAGCCCAAATGTTGAATTAACCACCGAAGCCGCCAATGACGGCAATACTATGTTAGCGGAAGTGCTTCCTGAATGGTTGGACGGATGCCCATTAGTATCAGGATGGTGCAGATACAACGGCAGAATTTTTTTTGCTGATTTGAATTATGAAGAAAGTGAAAAAGCACAAAAACCAATATTTGATTTAGCTTATTGTGCCACAAAAGCATTAAATGGTATTTATTTATTAAGGCGTGAATGGGATTCAAAAAAATTCTGCCGTTGGGGTAAACACTCTAATTGGTAGCATAGCATTTCCGCTAACGTTTTGCAGCTAAACGCTGCGGAGCATAGCGGAGTTGCGATTTAGGTGCTGTTATAACCAGTGCGGATTTTAACCGAAAATATAATTATGAAACGAATACAAAGAAAGCGAACAAAGGGATGGAAGATGCCCGAAAATACAATTTACGTTGGCAGACCGACTAAATGGGGAAATCCATTTTTAGCAAGCGAATTAGGGGCGAAAGAAGCTGTATTAAGATACAGGGAATGTTTATTGAATAATGCAATGGTTTACCGATGGATTGATGAAATACAAGCGAGTATTGAGTTTGATAGATTCAAATGGATGAGCGAAAACATAAAAACACTGAAAGGTAAAAACCTCGCTTGCTTTTGTTCGCTTTCTTGTGAATGTCATGCAGACACTTTATTAGAACTATGTCAGTAGCATTGGGCATAACGTTCATGGCTTGGCGAAGTAGCCGTATTTGAAAATATAAAAAACAATTACTTGATGAAGATGAATAGCGATATACAGTTGAAGGTACATTCGGAAGCGGCTATTTTGCCAAACCCAATGTTAGAGGCTGCTTTGTCGCACCCATTATGGGTTGGACATAAAATAGGCGATACTTACACAATGGATGGCAAATCAGATTTGTGGAAGATTGCATATTATCCAATATTTGAAGATGGTAGAACCAACCAGCCGTATAGTGAAGCAAGGGCATTAATAGAACGTCCAGCAAAGTTCAATGGTGAAGATGGTATAGATTTTAGAGAAGTGCCTTTGCGGTATCTGTCCAAAAGTAGCCGCTAACGTCTGGCGGCTTTGCTGTCGGGCGGGGATTTGAAAACGGATTTGTCAACTTAACGAAAATATAAATATGGAAACAAATACTTCACTCAACCACGAAAACCAGCCTGCGGCAAAACCGCTGTTAGGCGAGGTTGCACAAACTGGTTGGGAAAACTATTATAGGGTAATTATAAACTATGAAGGTAAAAATTACAAATGGGTAGCGGTTCGTTGCAAAAATCTTGCTTTTCATTATACAAAAGAAGTTTGGAGTAATGATACTTTTGGTTTGAAAAGGTCTGTCAAAAAGAAAATGAAGCAAATGGTTGAGGATGCGGTCAGCAATCTCGCCTAACGGTTCGGGTATTGCCGAAGGCAGGGAATTTAAAGCACAAAAGTAACATAGATGCAGAAAGTTGAAATACATACCAAAGTTTGTTCGGAGCAGGTCAGCCCTGCTTTTGGCAATACCTTGTTAGCACCAGTGCCTTTGTCGGTGGTGTTCAATGAGGATTGTATGGTAGGGTTAAAACGCTTTCCTGATGGTTATTTTGATTTAGCAATTTGCGATATTCCTTATGGTATAAACGTGGGGAAAATGGCATACTTGAAAGAAACGAAAACCACAGTAAAGCAAAAGAACGGAACAAGGCTAAACGGCAATAAGAACAAGGAAGTTTATACCCAAAAGGATTGGGATAAAGAACCGCCAACACAGGAATACTTTGACGAACTGAAACGAGTGAGTAAGGAGCAAATAATTTTTGGTATTGAATACGTTAACTGGCAAGGGGTAGGAACTGGCAGAATAAAGTGGAATAAAGGCATTGCTGAAGGAATGAGTTTTAAGAAGTATGAACTTGCTTATTGCTCAATGATTGATGAGGAAATTGAACTGCCTTTATTGTGGGCTGGAAT